ACAAAGCACCACCATTCCTAAGAATGACATTAATCCCCCATGCTCTGCCGGGGATGCTGGTGACTCCGACCCACATTCCTTCAACAAGTCCACACGGAGTTTTGTGTGTGAAGTTAGAATCCACCAAGACATATCTATGCGTAGGTAAAGGCGCGATCTTGGAATAGATCATTTCATCGACTTACTACCTTTGCAACGCCATTTGCGGCGTGAAAGGTTGTTTGGAGAATTGGGATCGGACTTCCAATCTCCTTTGATCTTTGCTGATCTAGCACAATAGGAATCACCACGCTTCGTCCCCGGCGAGATCGTCGCGCCTTTCTGCCCATACTTGACTGTCTTCTTACGACCAGTCTTTGGGTTCTTGACTACCTTTGTGAATCGCTTTTCCATTACTTCTTCTTTGCTGTTTTAGCGGATTGTTTGAATGCTCTGTTAGTCGGTGCGCCTTTGGCTCCAACCTTCCTCATCTTCTCACCGCTACCCGCTGCGATGCGTTTCCGTTTGGCGTTGATGTTTGCGTAAAGTCCAGCTTTCATATTACTTTTTCTTAGACATTCCAGCTTGAGAGAGGGCGATAGCTACGGCCTGTTTGCGGCTCTTAGCCATAGGAGCCTTCTTTGGGCCTTTAGGGTTGATGCCAGCTTTGAGTTTGCCAGCTTTGTATTCTTTCATTACCTTTGCCACCTTCATGGCTTTTCCTGCTTTAGTAGTTGGTTTTTTCATTTCTTTAACGCTTCCATGCCATCGCGGAGTAGTGAGAAGAAAAGGTCAGATGGCATTGTAACCTTCCACTTCTTGTTGTTTTTGCGGTGAGCCACGATGTATGGTTTACCGCGAGAGTCTCTTTCTGCTTGTTCGCAGGCTTTGTCAAGATTGAGGTTCTGCACTCGCTTTACCTCCATGTGGAGTCCAGACAATTCCTCGCAAATAACATCTGGAGAATCTGGCCCTCCTGCAAATTGCTGACCTCGACGAGCGGTGAATCCTTCATTGCGAAGCTGGTCACGCCATTCTCTTTCGCCGACCGCTCCTTTAGTTCTGGAGTTCATTGGATGCATTTTCTATACCTCTGATTATTGTATGTCAATAAAATTATTTAGAACTGCTCAACAAACCTGCTGACTTCACCCTTCATCTCTACAGGAATGGTGTAGTTTCTAGCTCCACGGCGGTTCTTTTTGACGATAATCCTGCTCTTTTCGTTCTTATGTTCGATCTGGACTACCTGATCTGAGTGCATTCCAATGGCTCTGGACTCCCGTAAACGGCCCTCATCATTGACTTGGGATGCGGTAAATAGCACCGATTTATGCTTTGCGGCTAGGGTTTTTAGCCTTCTAGCGGCCTCGGAGATAGCAGTTTCCCTGTTATCTGACTCATTCATATTCAGAATCTGGATGTAGTCCACAGCAATTACATCCGCACGATTCTCGCTGGCTGCTCGATTGATCTCTGACTCAATACTATCCATGTCATGCATGAAGTCGATCACCTCGATTGGGAGGGAATAGAGTTTAGTGAGTGCTTCTGTGATTGCCGGCAATTCTCTTCCATAGTTTACTTTGTAGTCTTCCATCTCACGGACTGGAACGCCTGCCATGTTGGATGCAAGTCGGCGGTAAATATCTTCACCAGACATTTCAAGGGAAAAGAACAAGCAGGACTTGCCTTCCAGAATATTCGCTACTATAGCTTGGACTAGGAGGATAGATTTACCACCACCTGTTTCAGCGGCGATGGTCATCATCTCTCCTTTGTGCATTCCGCCACCCATGTTTCGGTCTAGTAGAATTAGACCAGTCGAGTAACAATCCTTCTTAGCTTTACCTTCCATCTCGTCGATGATCTGGTTAAGCATATCCTTCTTTGTCCGTTTAGGTTTTGTGTCATCATACTGGATTGCGTTTATCGTTAACGATAACTCTTCCATGTTACCTCGGCCTTGGCGGATGTCTTGCTCATTGACTTCCCAGTATGAGATCATATCGCGGTAGGCTTTGGCTTTCCGTAATTCGTATCGGTATTCGGCGGCGATGTCTTGGCAGACCTTACCTGCAACCATTCTGATGCAGGAGAGAATGTCGTAAACAGCATGGTCGCCACCAGCCAGTTCTTTCAGACCAGCGTTCTCTAGCTCTGCAATGACCATAAACTCGTCGGCCCTACCCGCTCGGCTGTGGACAGCCTTTATCGCATCAAAAATGATTTTATGGGCTTCTAGGAGGAAATACGAGGCATCCCAGCTTTGCTTGGTTAGGATGTCTGGGTCTTGCATCATCAAAGACAAGGCGGCTTGCTCGGACGATGATCGAACAGGAACATCTTTCATTGGGGTTACGACTTTGAAGTTATAGGTTGGTTTCTTTTCGGGTTTCATGTGTTAGATGGTTGTTGGTTTCCAAATTTCTTCTTCTTGCTTGGTTTGTTTTGATCGCGCCTTGTCTATTTCACTCGACCAGTTGTTGAGGAGAGTGATCATATTCGTGCGGCAGTAGTATCCTTCCTTCCCGCGATTGGAGTAGAAACCCTCAAGTAGCTTCCATTCCTCTTCGGTGGTATCCAGCCAGTTCGCAGCCGCTCTGATTTCGTTGGTCGCCCATTTGGTGGAATCACGGCGACCAAGTAGGCGGTTGGCTCTGGTTTGAAAAACGGCGATGTTCTCAGGGATTGCTTTAGATCGTGAAGCCATTGCTGAACGAGCGGCAATCGGTTTTTTAATTAGTGAACTGTTTGTGAACAAGTCATCGGTTGTGGAAGACGAGGCAATTGCCGAGTTTTCCCTACCAGTAATTTGTATTTGTTTACTAGTATTAGGTATTTTATTACCAGTAATAGGTATTTGTATGCGGTTTTCCCTCACTCTGGTTTCTCCACCCTGTGGGAAACCCGTAGGGTGGTTTTCATCTAATTCGGCAATCTGGAATTCACCCTTAGTTGCGTTCTGAGCAAACTTCACTCCGATATACCAACCAAGAACTCTTCCATTTTCTCCTATTCTTTGGACATCCTCAATTAATCCAAGTTCCAATAAATTTGCTTTGGCTTTTGAAAATCTTTCGCGTCCCCATTTCAATCCATCCATTGCATATTCGGAAGTAGCTTTTGGCATACTATTCTTTTGCCACTTTCGAGTATAACAATAAAAAGTGTAAAGAGCGATGCAGTCGCCAGCGTTATCCATTTTGAGCATTCGATCAATTGAAGGTTTGGTTATACCAATCAAATGATCCTCGATTGAGCCAGAGCTAGTCGTTTCGCAACGCTCATATTGCTCTATTTTATATTTCATTTTAAGAAGGCCGCCCCTCTCCCCGTAGAAAGACCGATAGAATGTCGGGTGAAGAATAACGGAGAGAGGAGGCGATATATTTATTGTTCTGATTTAATCTTTCTTTTGCGTCTGTTCTTCACGCAGACGATGTGATCTCTCACACATTGACCACCATATCAGATGGTATAATTCTGTCAAATGTTATCGTTACCGATAATCCAAATCAATTTTTTCACGCTCGCATTTCACCCATTCTTCAATTTGGTCTACGAGGTTTGTCCAAGCAAGGTCAGACATATGGTCATCTTGGCAATCTACAGCATGGAGCTTGTGATGGAGTTCTAGGTCTTCGTTTTTCTCTAATGCAAGTTCAGACCAGAGGATGCGTTTGCCAGAGTAGGTCGCGGCGAGCGCGGTAGAGTTTGGCCGGACTCCCATGATCATGTAGCCTCCATCTCCATTGAAGACTTCGTGAGTCGAAAAGATTCCTTGCCCCATCGCTTCTGCGAGAGACATATTTGTTATCAGAACGGACTTTCTGGCAAACTCAAGTAACTTGAATGCCGTCATGCCTAAATCAATGTTGCTGTTGTGGTTATCCATAGCCTCCAATACTACAAAAAAAAGATTGACCTGTCAATATGTTTGTCTATACTCAATCGATATGCACCAGTTAGAAGTCGCATACAATAGCTACCTATCAGCTATTGAGCATAGTAGAAACATCAAGCATAACGCTAGAAAGATGTTTGGCGCACACTTGCGCGATGCTCGTTTGCGTCTTGGATTTTCTGTTCGTGAACTTGGTGACAAAATTGGAGTTACTGGTAGTCTTATCAATCAAATCGAAACATCAGCAAAATCTGTCCTCAAAAAAGAACAGATCGGTAAAATTATTGTCTTATGCTCAGACGCAAAACTCCACTTAAAGCCAAAAGCGGATTCAAGAAAAGAGGAAGGAAGCTCAATCCCGTTTCAGCCAGACTCAAAAAGCGAAGCATTGAATACAGCAGGGTAAGGAGAGAGTATCTTGAAGAAAAAAACGGGAGATGTGAAATATGTGGTGGGGAAGCAACGGACATTCACCATAAAAGCGGCAGAGGCCGTAACACCTGCGAGAAGCGCACTTTCTTGGCTGTATGCCGCCCCTGTCACCAAAGAATCCATGACAACCCGGCGTGGGCAAAAGAGCAAGGCTACCTAGTTTACCAATTCAAATAATATGTTTAAATCACTTATCGTGTGCGAAGGCACATTCATTGACGAAAACCCACAGAAAATTCGCTTCCGCCAAGACTGGGTTGATTGCTGGATCAAGAAGTCAGACCTAGAAAAGATCGAGATGTTGGGAACAGTTTTCGGTGGAGATAAGGTTTGCAGGATTACGATCAGCGAAGACCTAGCAAACTTGATGGAGTTGCAGGGAGTTCTAGAGTAATCAGTCCTCTCCATCATCGTCCGACATATAATATTCGTCATCGGACATCGGCTTAACCTCTACCTCGCGCCTAGCCCAGAAGCGATCCGTTGGGACAGGTTTATCGTTACCGATAAAAGTTAGTCCATTGCGGCGAGACATCTCTAGTGCGTAGAGAAACGAGTCAGCCAAGTCAGGCGAGAAGCCAGTTCTCGCTTTGTAATCGTCTTTAGTTTCTACGGAAATCTTCTTGTTCTTGGTGCGATACCTACGCAGGCAGAGTTCGCGGCCTAGTTCACCAGATGCTTCGACTCCATAAATAACCCTAGCTTTAAACCCGTGGAAGCTCTGATACCAATATTCCGATATCAAACGATCATAGACTTCGGTGCAAGGACGCTTATCGACATCGGCGGCGATACGATCAGTCGGGCGACCCATAGAAGAGATAAGAGCTATAGAAGAACCATCCTTATCATGCCGCAGCCACTCACGCATGATAGCCTGCCCAACTCGACCACCATCACCGCTTACATCCATACCAAACTTACTAGGTATAACTTCATGCTTTCGGCAAAGCTCAACAACTTTCGCGGCGACTTGAACATCGAACTCGGTAGCTTGACCAGCAGCGATCTGGATCACTTCTTGGTTTTCCAGATACATTACTTTCTGTGAGGTTCCACGGACATATCCTAGTTTACAGATTGTAAGGACGCATCGGTCACCACCAGCCGTGAAGGCAGTATCGAAGCCAGCAATCTTGATAAGGTCATTGTGATCCCAGATAGGTTCAGAGTAGGTATTGGCATTCCGAATAACATCGGCGGTTAGGATTGTTTGGGCAAAGCCAGACTTAGGCCACCAGCCAATAGCGTTACGAACATAGTCCACAGAATTTTCATCTCCATAGGACATCTTCAAAATGTCAGCCTGCTTCTTACGATCCATCAAGAACGGGAATGGAGAAGGCTCATCGGCAGGAGCTTGGAAGTTTGGCGACTTCATGCCATTGTAGAACAAGCATACGCCTGTTTCAGTCTCCCACTTTTCCATATCAGCACTCACCGCATCGAAGCTAGTGTGACCTTTAGGCATAGCCCATCGTGTGTGGGGATTGTCTCCAGCGGACGGGTTTCCAATACCAATGAAAACCTTGTCATCGTTGGAAGAAAGGTTCTGCCTGATGTTAATCGCGCCCATTTCCATTTCGGGCAACTCGTCCAATGCTACGCGAATCCTGTCGTTCTTACGACCACGGGTGGTATCAATAGCCTTCTGACCTTCAGAGCCGGGAGGGAAGGCAATAGCCTTAATAGCATTGCGGTAGTCCTTCTCATCATCTCCAGACGCTCCACCCCAAACAATCATGTGGCGATAATCAACGAGGTTCCCAATCTTATTGGACGCACACTTCCAGAGTTTCGAGATGATACCCCAGATACGATCCTCGGACGCTCCCAAGGTTGTAGTGGCTACCCAAGAGGATGTGCAATGCGGGGCAGCACACCAATCCAGATAAATCCACAGACCGACTGGAAATGATTTACCCATCGAGGCCGCGCCTGCGAGACACACATCGTCATTGTTGCACAACTCCTCAAGAGTCCTAAGAAGTTGAGTATTTGTATAACCACGATTCTTAATCACAACATCAGTCGGCCACATATATTGGACAGCTATGATAAAGTGTTCGTATGGTGACAAAAGTTTGTAGTCAGAAAGCTCCATGTTCTTCTTAACTCGCATCGTCTTTCCATAATCACCACGGGTTAAAGCGTAGCAGTAAAGCTCTATCTCAAGCGGGTTCATGTTTTCTGGGAAGACCATCCCATATTTCCGAATGCCATTTTGAGAAACAATTTTTCTTGACATGGGAAGGATGAAACCTCATCTTCACGCGCAAGGCAAGATGAAACTTAAAGAACCTAGACGCGCTCCTGTAGGTGGATGGTATTACAAGTATGTAATCACTCGTAATAACCTAGATTTCCCAGCGACTGTTTACGGGGAATCATTGTCACGCCTGATCGAGAATGTTAACAAAGACATGAGATCAAACGGCGTTACTGCGCCAGTTGATCTTGCTGATGTTATCGAAACTCAAATCTGCGAACGCCAACCATCGGATAGGTGTTGGATGGGAGCAGGAGATCATGTTGCACAAGCTATTCATGGAGTAGCAAGAGTGGTTGACAGGATAGCAGGAACAAGACTTGAACAAAAAGCAAAAGGATGCTCTAGTTGCAGGCAACGCCGACAAGCGTTAAACAGAATGTTCAACAAATAACTCTATCGTTAACGATAACTCATTATGCCTATCTCAGTCGGATCAGACAACTTTTCACTTTTAACTCTCGGCCCAGATGGTGAAGTCCCAGATACTAGGATTTCATCGTCGAACCACGCTTGGAATATCGCAAACAATCTCTCTCTGTCAAATTCTGGCCGCGAGAATAAACGGATTCGGGTATACAAAAGCTATAAGCGATTCCCGCCTACTGGCTATAGTAAGATAGCAGAGAAGAAGTTACCTTGGCAGGCCGATGTGAACTGGGGTCAGATGGAGTTCATCGTCAACAACCAGAAGTCTAGTTACTACGATGTAATTACAGAGCGTCAGGCTTGTGCAACAATCGAAACTAAATATGGCAATGAAAAAGAAAGACTCGTCCACACGGAAAACATCACGCTCGCGTTCGACAAAGCGATCCGCGAATGGCCGGGGTA